GAAGTGGACACAAGATTATAATATACATATTATAACTGTTATACATTCTAATTTTTATAATTCTAAAGCAACTGGACATTTAGGTTCGTTTCTTGAAAAAAAAACAGAAACACAAATAACTGTAACACCTACAGAAGATAATCCTAATATAGTTGTTGTAGATTGTAAAAGAAGTAGAGGATATTCTTTTGAGACATTCTCTTTCGAGGTTAAATCAGGACTACCTCAAATATGTAAAATGCCTGATGGTGTTAATGATTTTATACATTCGTGAAATTGACTTTAGAATTAAACATAAGACCACTTGCTCATCAATCATTTAAAATTGGTAGAGGTGGTATAAAGTATAAACCTAAAAAGGTAAAGGATTATCAAACCTATTTAAGAAGGTTGGTTAGTGAGCAATTGCCTAAAGACTTTAATATAATTACAGCAGGATCAGAAATTAAAGTTAATTATATAGAATATATCTATGCTTATCCTAAAAGTTTCTCAAAAAGAAGAAGAGTCAAAACATTTAAAGTTACTAAACCAGATTTACAAGATAATCTGAATAAAGCTTTCTTTGATTCACTTGAAGGTTTACTATATGAACAAGATCAGAATATAGTAGAGATAAATAAAATGAGTAAATTTTATGGAGAAAATGATAAGATAAGAGTAGAATTTGAATATTAAACTATGAACGTACAATTAGAATTTATAAAAGGCTTTTTACTTGGCATAGATTATGTTGAGGATATTGATATACCTGAATACGACACTACTGCAGACTTACTTAGAGTTTGTGTTGGATTTATATTTATACATTTTTTCTTTATCAAATGATGGAACTGTTATCAAAATATCATAACCTTTGGATTTCTATGGGATTATCTATGGGAGTTCCAAAACATATGGTAGAAGATATTGTTCAGGAAATGTATCTTCGTTTAAATAAATATGTAAAAGAGCCTAAAAAGATTATGTATAGTGAAACTGACATAAACAAATTTTATGTATATATAACCATAAAGAATCTATATAATGATTATCTAAAAGAGAGAAGTAGATTTCATACAGTAGATATAGATGATATAGAAGTTGTTTATGAAATTATTGAGCCTACAAGTGAAGGACAATTAAAAGCAGAAATAGAAAAACAAAAAGCTGAAGAGATACTTGTTAACTTAATACAAAATGAAGTTGAAAATTGGGATAGATGGTATGACCAGAAATTATTTAAAATATATTATGAAACAGATATTAGTATGAGAAAATTATCTGCTGATACTAATATTAGTGTTACATCTATTTTTAATAGTTGTAAGAATTATAAGCAGATATTAAATACAAAATTTGCAGAAGATTTCCAGGATTATATCAATGGAGATTTTCATTTAATTAAATTAGATAAAGATGAATAAAATACCTCCTAAACCTAATGACAAAAGAACCAAACGATATAAAGAATGGGTTGCTAAATATGAAAAGCAATCTGAAGGCGTTGGTGATACTGTAGAGAAAATAACTAAAGCTACAGGAATTAAAGCAGCAGTCGATGGTGTATTTGATGCACTTGGAAAAGACTGTGGATGTGATAAAAGAAAAGAAACATTAAACAAGATGTTTCCTTATAATAAACCTAATTGTTTAACAGAACCTGAATATAATTATCTTTCTGATTTTTATTCAGAGCCAAGAAATAGAATTACTGGAGAGCAACAAAGAGAACTTTTAACTATCTATAATAGAGTTTTTAATTATAATGATAAGATGACTAATTGTGGAAGTTGTTTTGCTGGTAAACTTAACAAGCTAAAATCTTTATTTGACAAATACGATGATTGAACAAGAATTATTTGATTACTTAAAATTAAATGTATATCCTGATCTTGTAATGAGTACAAATCCTATTAGTAGATGGGATTGTTATAGTCCTGTTAAACAGCATAGAATAGAGCTTAAATGCAGAAAGACTCATTATGACGAGCTTGTAATAGAGAAGTCTAAATTTAAAGCTTTGCTTGATAAAGCGATAGATAATTGGGATGCTCCTATATATATAAACTCAACACCAAAAGGAATATATAAGTGGAATCTGTTTTTTACTAACCCTGAATGGTTTTTTAAAGATTTACCAGAGACTACAGATTTTGGTAAAAGAAATAAAATATCCAAAGAGATAGCTATGCTACCTGTTTATGATGCAGAAATATTATGAGTAAAAATAAACACACAGAGAGAAAGAATATGCCAGTTTATACTGGTGTGATTAAATACTTCCCAAATGCACTTAAGTATGTAAGTAAAGTTAGTTTAGCAGGTAACAATCAACATCATCCTGATAAACCACTTCACTGGGATAAAAGTAAGAGTACAGATCATTTAGACGCATTGACAAGACATCTAATTGATGCTGATAAAATAGACGATGATGGATTACTTCATCTGGGAAAAGTAGCTTGGAGAGCTTTAGCTGCACTTGAAGATAAATTAGAAAATAGTAAATAATATGAAGGTAAGAGTTGTAAGAAAAAATAGACTAAAAAAAATGACTGATGAATATTCTGAAATTGTAAATTCTGAATATGAAAAAAGAGGACATTACTTTACAAAAAACAAAGATGGTGAATATGTATTTGAGAATTTTAATTCTAAATGGGATAAGTTGAATGAAATATATAAAGAATCAAAGAAATGAATTATAGAAAAAAGTATGAATTACATCATAATATAAAATTAACTAAAGATTATGATGTTCATCATATAGATTGGAATCATCAAAACGATGATATAGATAATTTAATACATATTCCAAGATTAGTTCACGTAGTGATTCATCAAACTGGATATTTGAATAGAGAAGAAATAAATAATTTAGTAGAGCTGTATAATAAAAACATAAAAAATGCCAATACCTAAACCCACACCAACAGAAACAGAAAAAGAATTTCTACAAAGATGTATGGCTGATCCTACAATGGTATCAGAATATAAAGATACAGACCAGAGATATGCTGTATGTAGAAGTAAATATTATAATAAATAATTGCTTGTTAATTAAATGTTTATTATATTAGCTTTATGATTAGACTATTAGACGGTAAAGAATGGGAAAAGAAAGAGTTGTTAGACAGAATGGATGACGATAATTTTTATTATGGTTATCTTGGTGAAGCAGCTCTATCTTCAAGTAGTATAAAGAGTTTATACGAATCTCCTGTTAAATATAAAGCATATCTTGCAAAAGATAGTGGTGATGTTCCAGCTCTTAGAGAAGGAAGATTATTTCATATGTTACTATTAGAATATGGTAAAATACCTGATAAATATATTTTTGTAGATGCAAGTTCTCGTAATACAAATATGTTTAAGGAAGCTAAGTTAGACAATCCTGGTGTAGAAGTTATGCTAAATAAAGAGCTTAGATCAATGAGTTATTTGGTATCTAAGATAGAAGCTAACTATGAAGCAAGTCAACTGCTTAGAGGAGGACTTGAAGAAGTAGCAGGAATAGGAGAAATAAATGATTTACCCTTTAGAGGTAAAGCAGATTACTTAAGAACAGATATGATTGTTGATGTAAAGACAACAAGTGATTTGTCTTCTTGGGTTTATTCTGCAAGATATAAATGGCATTATGACGTTCAAGCATATATTTATATGCAACTATTTAATGTACAAAACTTTGTATTTTTAGTTATAGATAAAAGCACTGGTGAGATTGGTATATATGAATGTAGTGAGGAGTCTTTGGAGAAAGGAAAAAAGAAGGTAGAAGTTGCTTGTAATAATTATAGAAAGTATTTCTATGATAAGACTGAAAATGTAAATGAATACGTCAGAAAAGGATATATATAAAAAAAAGATTGAGAAGAGTTATTTTTTAACATTGAATGATTTATTAATGGGTGTTACATACGAAGAACTTATACAAGATATGTATGAATTTGAAGGCAAAGAAATGTATGAGTTTTGTGCAGGAATAAAAAAAGCTCTTTTATACGCAGAAGAAAAAACATATAAAGAAATTAAATTAGAAATAGAAAATTATGAATCAAGAAATCAATCCATTGAGTATTAGTTTACTGGACATTAAAAGGTATGTCCAAAAAGAATTAAAGTTAGATATAGCAAAGAATACAAGAAAAAGAGAATATGTTTATGCAAGAGCTATTTATTTTAAATTAGCTAAAGAGTTTGCACACGAAACATTATCAAGTATAGGAGAATCTGTAGGTAGAGATCACGCATCAGTAATACACGGATTATATGTATTTGATGTTATAGCACTTCATAAAGACAGCATACTAAGTTCATATTCTAAGATTAGAAACAGATTATTCTTAGAAACAGAAGATGACTTAAGAAAATATAATAGAGAGAACTATTATAAAATTAAATATGAACAACTTCTTGAAGAACATCAAGAACTACAAGAAAAGTATGACTTAAAATATGAAACGCAGGACACCATCACAAATTGAAGAATATAAAAAGAAGTGGGGTTTACCTCCTTATGGTGGATTGTATGATCAGTCTGCAGCAAGATGGTGTTTAGAAAGAGGATATAAAATATATCCTGAACCACTTCCAGGATGTACAGGAAGATGCGTAAAGTTTAATTTAGTAGTAGATTATAAAGGAGTAAAAAAGAAAGGAACTAAAGTATATAGTGATAAAGAATGGTCAGATGCTATTTGGAGTATATATAAGTTCTTATACGAAAAAAATGGGAAGAAAACCAAAACAGTATAAATATGTCAAAGAGACTGACGGAAGAAGAAACAATGGGCGAAAGCAAGGCGTTAGAAACGTACCTGTTGTACGACCCACATCTTCTGCTGCTCTTAACGATGCCAAGCGAAAACGAGTCGGAATCTACGCTCTTAACGCAATGGCTAAAGTATTCGGATCAGAAGAAGAAGCTTGGGAATCATTAGCAGAACAAGCTAAGAGTTCTTTTCCTCATTTAAAATTACTCTTTGAATATAAATATGGTAAGCCACTTGATAAACCAGAAGAGAAACAACAAAAGGTTAATATCAATATAAAGAATCTATTTACAGGCAGCCAAGAAGAAGACAATACAATAGAATTAGATACAGATGAAGACTCTGAATAGTTTATCTGGTGGTAAAACTTCTTCCTATATAGCTGTTCATTATCCAGCCACTTATAATGTATTTGCTTTAGTTACAACAAGAGATAAGTCTTGTTTGTTTCCTGATAAAAAATTAAGGCAAAAGGTTTCAGACAAACTAAACAGAGAATTTATAGGTACACTTGAAGATGATATTATCATACACACTATGTTTGATTTAGAACAATATATAGGACAAGAAATCAACTGGGTCTGTGGAGATTATTTTGATGACATAATAATTAAAGGTGACAACAGATATCTTCCAAATGTCACACAAAGGTTTTGCACAACTGAATTAAAATTAAAACCTATATATGAATGGTGGAAAACTAATGTAAGAGAAGTTGTTAGAGTTAGAATAGGGTATAGAGCTAATGAAACAAGGAGAGCTAAAACTATGTTAAAGAAGGTTAATGATAATGGAAATTTGGAAATGAAAGATGTTATAGGAAAAAGAAAAACACAAAATAAATGGGCAAACATAGAATGGCAAAAACCAGAATTTCCTTTAATAGAAGATAATATATATAAAGACCAAATAGAATCTTTTTGGAAAAATAAAGATGTTAGATTTGCTTATATGAATAATTGTGTAGGTTGTTTTCATAGAAACGAAATATTGTTAAAGTTTATGTCTGATAAACATCCTAATAAATTCGATTGGTTTTCTAATCAAGAGTATGACAAGGATAAAAAAATTACATTTAAAAATGGTGTAACATACGCAGAGATAAAAAAGACACAATTACAATATCAATTGTTTGAGTCTGACTTTACAGAATGTGACAGCGGTTATTGTGGGATATAGTATATGAATAAACCTAAATTAAATAGTAAATACAATGCTCTTGGTAATGATACCAGGTACTTTGTAATAACAGGAGGTAGAGGAAGTGGTAAATCATTCGCTATAACCACATTTTTAGCGTTTCTAACTTTTGAACAGGGACATAAGATACTTTTTACTCGTTATACAATGATATCTGCTGCCAATTCGATTATTCCAGAGTTTTTAGAAAAGTTAGAACTGTATAATATTTTAGATCATTTTAGAATAACTAAAGATGAAATCTTAAACATAAGCACTGGTAGTTCTATAATGTTTAAAGGTATTAGAACCTCAGCAGGAAATCAAACAGCAGCTCTAAAGTCTATTAGTGGGATTACTACTTGGGTACTTGATGAAGCAGAAGAGCTGACAAAAGAAGAAGACTTTGATAAGATAGATCAGTCAGTTAGAAGTAAGTCTAAACCTA